CCCACGGAGAGACGGTCAGCGGAGCACCCGCTGACCAGTTCGCGGCGTTCCTGAAGCGGCAACTCACGTAAGCGGAGAAAACTCATGCCCGTTCAGCTGAATGCTGTCAACAGCACGCTGCTCCCCCCGACCATCACCGGTCCGATCTTCGCGAAGGCCACCGAGCAGTCGGCGGTCATGTCGCTGGCCCGGAAGGTGCCGCTGTCGGTGACCGCGAACACCGCGATCCCCGTCCCGATGGACGTCCCTGTGGCCGACTGGGTCGCAGAAGGTGGCGTCAAGCCGGCCGCGCAGGTCGGTGTCGGCGTCAAGATCATGACCGGCAAGAAGGTCGCCCTCCTGGTGCCCGTGTCCGAAGAGGTCGCGAACACCAACCCGGCCGGCCTGTACGACCTGATGCAGCAGGACCTGCCGACCGCGATCGCCCGCGCGTTCGACTATGCCGCGATCAACGGCAAGTCGATGCGCACCGGTGCCGCCGGCCCGTTCCCGGACTACCTGGCACTCGCCACGTCGACCGCGGCGCTCGGCACCACCGCGAACTCCGCCGGTGGTCTGTACGTCGACATCGTCACCGGTGCCGGCAAGGTCGTGGACAAGAACTACGACTTCACCGGTATCGCCGCCGACCCGCGGCTCAAGATCGACGCGCAGCTGCAGGTCGACACGCAGGGCCGCCCGCTGTACACGGACTCGATGAACAACGCCGGCACGAGCGGTGGCAACATCGCCGGGTTCCCGGCCTACTTCAACAAGGGCGTGTCCGGCAAGTACTGGCGTGCCGGTGACGCGACCCAGGTCGTGACCATCGTCGGCACCCCGACCGGCGGCACGTTCCTGCTGATGTCTGGCGGCAACTCGGCGGCGATCGCGTTCAACGCCGCCGCTGCGACGGTGCAGACCGCGATCCAGGCGTGGGGCGGCATCTACTCCAGCGTCACGGTCTCCGGTTCCGCCGGTGGCCCGTACACGATCACGTTCCCGACCCAGGGTGCCAACGTCACCGGCGCGGCTGCTCCGTTCGCCGTGAACCAGACCGCTCTGACCGGTGGCACGGCGGCCACGTCGAAGGCCACCGTCGCCGCGACCGGCGCCGGTGGTGTCGACACCAACCTGCGTGGCATCGGCGGCGACTGGTCGCAGGCCGCGTACGGCGTCGGCATGGACATCTCCGTGCGGCTGTCGAAGGAGGCGTCGTACTTCGACGGCACCACCTGGCACTCCGCGTTCCAGGAGAACCTGGTGCTGCTCCTGGTCGAGGCCTACTACGGCTTCGTGATGGGTTCGCCGGATGCGTTCGTGTCGTACACCAAGGGCACCGCGCCGTTCTGATCCGCCGTTCCACAGGAAGGACGTGAGCTATGGCCGACATCGCTACCTTGGCGGAGTTTGCGTCCTTCCTGCAGGAGGATCTGGACACAGCTACCGCGAACCTGGTCCTGCTCGACCTCGCACAGGGCCAGATCGTGGACGAGATCGGGGCCCGGAACCCGTGGCCGGCCACTGCGAAGGCGGTGGCGTTGTCCGCGGCGAAGCGGGCCTACGTCAACCCCGACGGGGCCTCGACGGAGACGGTAGGCGGCACCACTACCGCCTATACCGACGGGAACATGGGCGTCTTCCTCACCGAGGAGGAACGCGCCCGGCTGCAGCGTGTGGGCGGTGGCGGTACTGCCGCCTACAGCATCAACCCGTCGTACGAGACGCCACCGTGGTACGGGACTGGGCTGCTCGGAATCAGCCAATCAGCCTTGTTCTAAACCTGTCCATCCTGGGGATTCACGTAAGGCACGATCCCCATGGGTCTTCTCGCGGCCACTGCCTACGACCCGGCAGTAGCGGTCAGCAAAGCCACCACCGCGGCTCTGGCGATGACAGCGCTGGACACAACGAACCTGCGGCTGGCGTTCACCGTCCCGTCTGCCGGACGAGTCCTCGTCCGGTTGCAGGGGACTCTGCACGGTGCGGCGACGTTCCCGCAGATCCTGCTCGGCGTGCTCGAAGGGGCGACCGTGCGTGGCCGGGTTTCACCGACTGGCATGGTGAACGGCAACCTCGCGGCGACCACGTTCCTGACGGTCGAAGCGCAGTACACCGTCTCCGGTCTGACTCCGGCCGCCAATCTCACCTGGGACGCGGCGTACGGGGTGGAGACGCTGGTTGCGTCGACAGGTTTGAAATACGGCGGTCCAAATGACGCCACGGCCAACAATGCGTGGGGAGCGTTCCTCTTCGAGGTCTGGGATCCCAGCTAATGCCCGGGGTTCTGCCTACCCCACTGCTGACAAGCGATGGGGGTGTTCCCGTGGGGTTCCGGTCCTCATCCAGTCTCGTCGGCGCATCCGCAGCGAACGCCGCTATACCCGTCCCAACCGGCGCGGCGATCGGGGATATCGCGGTCGTCGGCATCTACATGGAGTCGGCGGCAACGGTCACACCTCCGGCCGGGTTCACGCTCAAGGCAAGCCTGCAAACGTCTGCCACGGCCCGCGGTCGGCTGGACGTGTTCTGGAAGCGGTTGACGGCGGCCGACACGGGAACATACTCGTTCACCTTCACCAGTACGTTCCGTGCTGCCGCTTGTGGACTGTGGTCGGGGCGGGTAGCTTCCGGCGACCCGTTCGACGGGACGGTTGGGACTGCCGAGTCGACGACTACGGTCACGACGTTGAACGTTTCCACCAGCCCCACAGGGGTGAACGGGGACGCGGTCGGGTTCTGGACGAACTTCAACGGCGGGGCCACCTTCACCGCCCCGACGAACTACACCCAGCGGCAATCGGTGTCGAGCGTCATCGCGCTGGAAACCCGCGACACGGTGGCATCTGGAAGCACCGGCAACGTCAGCGCGACTTCCTCGATCACCGACTTCATGAAGGCGTTCCTCGGTGTCCTCGCCGAGGCCAGCAGCGGGGGGAGCGTCTCAGCCGACGCGGCGCTATCCGGAACCGGAACCCTGGCCGCGACCGCTACCGGTGCGAAGCCCTCCGATGCAGCACTGGCCGGTACGGCGACGGCGACAGCCGTCGCTGCCGGGTCCAAGGCCGTCGACGCTGCCCTCTTGGGAACGGGCACGCTCACCACATCCGCGACACCGTCGAGAATCGCCGACGCTGCACTGGCTGGCACGGGCACACTCTCAACCTCGGCATCCACAGACAAGCCAGTAGCCGCCACCGCTACCGCTACTGGAACACTGGCAGCCACAGCGACCGGCGCCAAGCCCGTAGATGCGGCCCTCGCAGGCAATGGAACCCTGACGTCGACAGCCGCCTCGAGCAAGACGGTTGCGGCCACACTGTCCGCCACCGGCACCCTGACGGCATCGGCAACAGTCACCAGTTCCAATGGTGTCGACGCGGCACTCGCAGGCACCGGAACGCTCACCGCTACGGCGACCGGGACAAAGCCGGGCAACGCGGCACTCAGCGGGACCGGCACCCTGACGGCTACTGCTGCAGCCGACAAGGCCGCCTCTGGGGCTCTCGCGGGGACCGGGGTACTCACGGGCACCGCGACCCCCACAAGGGTCGCTGCGGGCAGCCTCGCGGCAACGGGAACGCTCACAGCATCTGCCGCGGTCACCACACCCGGCGGCACTGTGACAGCGGCCCTCAACGGCACCGGAAACCTCACATCCACCGCACTGTCGGCCAAGCCGTCCGCAGCGGCACTGAACGGTACCGCGACGGCAACAGCGCAGATCGTCGTCTCCAGGTCGGTCAGCGGTGTCCTCGTCGGCACCGGGTCTCTCGTCGCCTCCGCAGACACTGCCGGCCAGGTCACGATCCGCCCGTACACGGGCACGACAGCGCGCCCGACAGGCAGAACACCCCGGCCCTACGCCGGAACCACCAATCGACCTTAGGAGCCACCGTGCCGGAAACCCTCCAACTGCAGGTGACCGTCACGGCTGAGGCCGAGGTCACCAAAGCAGCAGACATCGAAGCCGCCAAGTCGGAAGAGAACGAGGATGAGCGATGACCGTTGGATTCGCAGCCACCACCCTGGCGAACAAGTGGCTCGATATGCTGGCCGGTACCGCGTTCACCGCACCGACGAACACGTTCGTGAAGCTGCACACCGCCGACCCCGGCGCTGCGGGTACCACAGCCGCCTCGTCGGTGACGACGCGCCCACAGATCACCTGGTCGGCTGCTTCGGCGGGGTCGAAGGCAATCACCACCACCCTGCCAGCATGGACTTCGTGGGCGGGTACGAACGGTGAGGTCGTCACCCACATCTCAGTCTGGGACGCTTCGACAGCAGGCAACTTCCTGTTCTCGGTGGCGCTCACCGCGTCGAAGACGGTGAACACGGGCGACACGCTCACGCTCTCGACGCTGACCGTCAGTCTGTCTCCGATCGCGGCCTGATCCATGCGTCTCCGCGACACGGTCACCCGGTTGCGGGCTCCGAACACCACGGGACCTGACGGTGCGACGATCCCCGGCGACTGGGCGAACGTTACCGAGGGCCAACTCTTGAAGGTGGACTACCCGGCAGAGTTCCAGCCGCTCGGCTCCACCGAGGACGTCGTTGCGCAGCAGCGCACCGAATCCACTCACAAGGTCTTCATGCCAGCAGGCGCGGACGTTCTCCCGACTGACCGGATCCGCTACCTCGGCATCGACTACCAGGTGGATGGGCAACCGGAAGCCTGGGGCCGCGGTGGACGGCAGCATCATCTGGAAGTGTTGGTCTTTAGGGTCTCCGGGGGGTAGGCGTGTCGACTCCGGTACTGCCGAACCCGAAGGTCATAGCCCGCACCGCGCTACTAGCGCAGGCGCCGTTGACGGCCCTCGTGGCGCAGCGGATCTACTACGCCATCCCGGCCCCTGTGGGCGGTGTAGAGCCGACGTACCCGCTGATCGTCCTGTCCATCGTGGACAGCGACGAACTGCGCCCAGAGACCCTCACGGCCCGCGTACAGGCAGACATCTGGGGCAAGGGCAACGGCACCCAGGACGGCCTGGACGCCGAAGCGATCGCGGCAGTCCTTCGGTCCGTCGCGCGCAACCTCGTCGGCACCTGGACGGGCGGAACCATCGGAAACGCCGTCGCCGGCCAAGCCGTCCCGCAACCGGACTCCACCACCGGCCGGGTCAGAACGATCGTCGACATCCAACTCGAAGTGAATCAGTGAAGGAGCCCATCGTGGCCGACACCAAGCAGGACCCGCCGACCGTCGCCGAGGCCGTCACCGAGGAGCTCGCCGACCAGATCCTGGCGCAGCAGAAGGAGTACAGCCAGTACGTCGCGAAGGACAAGATCTTCGCCCCGAACGGCGCTCTGGCCTACAACAAGGGCGACGCCGTGCCCGCCAGCAATGTGAGCAAGCTGAAGTACGACGAGCTCGGCTGGGTCGTCAAGACCGGCAGCAAGGAACACGCCGCGATCATCGCCGAACTGGGCTGATGAGGATCGGCCAGTTCCGCCCCGAGGTGCTGGCCGCGGTGTCCCAGGCACCCTCGGTGAAGAAGCAGGTCCGCGCTGTGGCCGCCGAGATCCGCAAGATCGCCCGCCAGAAAGCCGTCAAGCAGACCGGCGCGATGGCCAAGGGGATACAGGTCGAGAACGTGTACGACTCCGACACCGGCTTGGTCGAGTACCACGTGGGCTGGTCCAAGAAGACCGCCTGGTATGGCCCTCTCGTCGAGCTCGGCACCCAGGACACACCGGCGAGACCGCACCTGCGGCCCGCCGCTGACGAGATCAACAACCGCCGCTCCTAGCGGCTCTCCCACCACGACGCCCTTAGGAGGGCCGTTACATGCCTGGTTCCACCGCAGTTCCCGTGCTCCTCACCGACCCGGGCTACCTGTTCGTCGCGCCGCTGCTCAGCACGGAGCCGACCAACACGGTCGCCGGGTCGATCTTCACCGACGCCTGGCCGGCTGCCTGGATCTCCGCCGGCGCCACGAAGGAAGGCTCGAACTTCACCTACGGGTCGAAGGTGGAGCCGATCTCGGTCGCGGAGTTCTTCGACCCGATCAAGTACTCCACCACGGAGCGCTCCGGATCGATGGCGTTCGCGATGGCAAGCGTGACCCTGCACAACATCAAGCGCGCCCTGAACGGCGGCGTCGGCACCATCACCCCGATCTCGGGTACTGGCGCTACGGCGCTGGCGAAGTTCGAGCCCGTTGCCCCCGGCAGCGAGGTGCGGATCATGCTCGGCTGGGAGTCGACCGATGGCACCACCCGCATCGTGATCCGCCAGGCCATCCAGGGCGGCGACATGTCGATGGAGTTCCAGAAGGCCCCGGCGTTCGCGGTTCTGCCCGCCACCTTCAACTTCGAGGTCCCGGCTGCTCTGGCTGTGTTCTCGGTCTACTCCGCCGGCGCGGCCCGGCTCGGTGCCTGATGCCGGTCGAGATCGTGGCGGAACTTCCGCCGGAACCTGAGGTGCGGCGCGTCGAGTTCCTCGGCAAGGAGTTCGCGATCGCGTCCAAGATCGGCCTCATGCCGCTGATGCGGTTCGCGCACGCCGCGAAGTCCGGTCTGGACTCCGACGACATGGAGGGCATGGCGGCGATGTACGACATGCTCCGCCAGGCCATCGCCGACGAGCCTGTGTTCGTATTCAAGGGCCGCCAGATCACCCGTGAAGAGGCCAACGACCTTCCGCCCGAAGCGACTCCCGAGGTGCAGGTGTTCGGCGGCTGGGACGAGTTCGAGGCGCACGCCACACGGGAACGTGCCGACGACGCGGCGGAACTGTTCGGCGTGATCCAGAAGGTCATGACGATCCTGTCGCAGCGCCCTACTTCGCGGCCCTCCGACTCCTCGGCTGGGCCGCCAGCCACCGCTCCTACCTCCGGGGAAGATTCATCCTCGCTCGAGGTGGTGCGCCGCTTGAAGTCCAAGGGTCGCCCGGATCTCGCGATGGCGGTCTACCGGCAGCAGACGGGCTGAGCCTCGCTGATCTGTGTGACGTGGTCTACGCGATCCAGATCGAGCACACGCAGGCACTGGAGCTCGCCCTCATCTCTCGTGGGGGCGAGCTCGTTCCCGGTGAGATGACCGACAAGTTCGACGCGTGGCTCTTGGCTGAACCGGAACCGGTCGACCAGGAGAAGGCTCAACTTCTAGCCGCATTGGGGGTCGGACCGTGACCTCACTCGCGGAAGTCTGGGTAACAGTCAAGCCGGACATGGACAAGTTCGGTCCCGAGGTGAAGAAGAAGCTCACCGCGATCGATACCCGCAAGGAAGGCTCCAGGGTCGCCGGCCGGTTCGGGGTCGGGTTCAACGGCGCCTTCGGCGGGATCGTGAAGCATTCGGCGGGGCTGTTCGTCGGGGCTTTCGCCGCGATCAAGGGCGTGCAGTTCCTGGCCGGGTTCATCAACGACGCGCGCGAGTCGGCGAAGGTCGGGCGGATCAGCGCTGCGGTGATCAAGTCCACCGGCGGGGTGGCGGGCATCACCGCCGCGCAGCTCGGGGATCTCGCGACCGCGATCTCCAACAAGACCGGCGCCGACGACGAGGCGATCCAGTCCGGGGAGAACCTGCTGGCCACGTTCACGAACGTCAGGAACGAGACCGGCAAGGGCAACGACGTCTTCAATCGCGCCACACAGGCAGCGGTCGACATGGCTGCGGCGATGAACGGTGGTGTGGTCGACGCGAACGGTTTGAAGGCCGCGAACATCCAGCTGGGCAAGGCTCTCAATGACCCGGTGAAGGGTGTCACCGCACTGTCGAAGGTCGGTGTGTCGTTCACCCAGCAGCAGAAGGACCAGATCAAGACCCTGGTCGATTCCGGGAAGACGCTCGAGGCACAGAAGATCATCCTCGGCGAGGTCGGCAAGGAGTTCGGCGGCGCTGCTGCGGCGGCTTCTGATCCGCTGACCCGGCTGAAGACGATCGTCGGGAACCTGACCGAGCAGTTCGGCGGCTACCTGCTGCCCGTGGTGGACAAGTTCGCCACGTTCGCAGGCGACACCGTGGTGCCGAAGGTGTCTGCGTTCGCCGACGTGTTCGCGGCGAAGGTGCTCCCGAAGCTCAAGGAGTTCGGCGGCTTCATCCAAGCCGAGGTCATTCCCCGGCTCGTCCAGTTCGCCGGGTTCTTCAAGGACCAGATCCTTCCCCGCTTGCTCGACTTCGCCGGGTTCATCACCGGAAAGGTAGTCCCGGCAGTGGCCGGACTCGTGGGGAACCTGATCACGACTTTCACACCGGCGGTGAAGGACGTCTTCGGGTTCTTCAAGGCCGAAGTCCTGCCACGGCTGAAGGACTTCGCCGGCTTCCTCGGAACGTCGGTCCTGCCGAAGGTCGCCGCCATGGCCACCGCGCTGTCGAAGAACAAGGATTTCCTCGTCCCGTTCGTCGCCACGATCGTCACTCTGATCGCTGGCCTGAAAGCGTGGGCCATCGTCCAGGCAATTCTGAACGCGGAGTTGTTCGCGAACCCGATCGGCCTGGTCGTTCTGGCGATCGCCGGATTGGTTGCCGGACTCATCTACGCCTACAAGCACAGCGAGAAGTTCCGCGACATCTTGCAGGGTGCGTTCCACGGGATTCAGGCCGCGGCGCAGGCGTTCGCGCCACTGGTGAAGGCCGCGATCGACATCGTCATCGGTGTCTTCTCGCTGTGGTGGAACTACTACGCGAAGCCGATCCTCACCTTGTTCAGGAACATGCTGGAAGTGGTGTGGAAGGCGGCGCAGAAGTTCGGCCAGATCGTCGCCGCCGGGTTCAATGCGATCAAGGAACCGGCTGCTGCCGCGATCAAGTTCGTGGTCGGGAAGTTCCTGGACTTCGTGGGGACGATGCTCGACGCTGCGGCGAAGGCGTTCGGCTGGGTTCCGGGATTGGGGCCGAAGCTGAAGGCCGCGGCGAAGGAGTTCGGGAAGTTCCGCGACAACGTGAACGCTGCCCTGAATGGTGTGAAGGACCAGACGATCACGGTCACGGCGAAGCTGAATGCCGCGAACGTCAACAACAAGAACGCCACCGACCGCCGGCTTCCACCTGCCGGGTTCGCGGACGGCGGCGGGGTGTTCGGCGGCGAACGCGGCAAGGACTCCGTCCCGGCGTTGCTGATGCCGGACGAGCACGTGTGGACCACCAGGGAAGTTGCTGCTGCCGGTGGTCACACGGCGATGAAGAAGCTGCGGCGCGCTGCACTGGCCGGCGAACTGAACGGGTACGCCGCAGGTGGAGCAGTTCAGGTCGGGGTCAAGCCACGCACTGCGAACGTCGACAGGTTCGCCAAGGATGTTGCGGCCCGCTCCATCGATCTGGTCCGTCCGCAGGCGCAGGCCCTGGCGAACCAGATGTTCGACGTACCGGGAGGACCTCCAGGGTCGCGGCGGTCGTTCCGTGGGGTCACGCTGAACCAGCGGACCATCAGCATGCTGCTCAACGCAGAGCGGATCCTCGGTGCGGTCTTCCACATCACGCAGGGGTCGTACTCGACGCGGGTTGCTGCGTCCGGTTCCACCCATGCGGGTGGTGGCGCGATGGACACTGACGGTCCGCGCGGATGGAACACTGCTGTGCGGGCTTTGCGGGCTGCCGGGTTCGCGGCCTGGCATCGCACCCCTTCGCAAGGTCCGTGGCACGACCACATCCATTCGATCGCCCTCGGGGACACCAGCGCGTCACCTGCAGCGAAGGCGCAGATGGCGTCTTTCCGCCGCGGAGGCGACGGTCTGGGGCACGGCATGGCGGCTGGCGGAAAGGTCGGCTCGTACGCCGAAGGTGCCTGGAAGATCCTCACCGATCACCTGGCGATGGTGCACAAGGACGAGATGGTTGTCCCGGCTGTGAGTGCAGGCTTCCTGCGCAAGTTGTTGCCAAACCTCAACAACAGCCGGGTCCGTTCGAAGCTGCACCAGCTCCACGCAGACCACCAGGCACATCTCGCGCACGTGTCACATCTGAACCACGTGAACGACATCGACCGCTTCACCCGGTCGAGCCTGGGGACGGTGGGTGCGGACATGACCGACAACGGCGTCACCGGAACCGTGAGGCTGCACCCGGACACGGTCCGGGAAGTCGCGCGGGCGTTGGCCGGCGAGATCTCTGACAATCCGCCGCAGGTCTACCTGGATAACCGCCGCCTCGATTCGGCGCTGTCTCGTTCAGCTATCGGCAGGGGGTTCTAAGTGGCGACCTGGCAGTTCGTGACGGACTTCCTCACCTCCACCCCCACCGTGAGCCTGGACCTGAACAGCTTCGCTTCGGGGCTACAGGTGACTGACGGGTACAACCTGGATCCGCCGAAGTACGAGAAGGGGTATGCGGCCAGCACTCTGCGGCACGGCAGTGTCCCTGTGCGTTCGGTGGCGCCGAACCGGACCTTGGTCATCCCGATCCAGGTCAACAAGGCGGACCGGGATGCGGCGGCGACCGCGATCGAGCTGCTCGGTCAGCAGATCGCGGTCGACAACTTCCTCAAGGTCCAGTTCGGTTCCACGCCCGTGTTCTTTCGGACGTTCGCGGACCCTGACTATGCCTGGGAGGTCAAGAAGACCCTGACTCACGAGTCTCGGATCGTGCTGTCGCTGGAGGCCGAACCGTTCGCCTACGGCCCCCGGGTCACGGTCACGGGTTCACCGTTCACTGTGTCGAACAACCCGGCGAACGCCACGAACCCGTGCAGGTTCGACGTCACCGGCGTCCTGGGTGATGTGCCAACCCCGCTGTTCATGCTGTTCACCTCGACGGGCGGTACGGGCGCGCCTTCTGGTGTGACGAGCAAGTGGAGCCACATCGCGACCCGCCGCAGGGGCACGCCAGGCAACTACTCGAACGTCATCCAGGGCGAGAACATGACCCAGGGTTTGAATGCCACGGTCACCGCTGACGCCACCATGTCCGGTGGGTCGAAGTCGCGGATCTCGTTCGGTACCACGATCAACTCGCTGCGGCTCAGTGACACGTTCCCGGAGAACGGGACGGCGACGCTCGAGGCCCGCGGTGAGTACCAGGTCTACGGGCACTTCTCGAAGACTGTTGCGGGTGACGTCATCACCGTCCAGCTGGGCTATGGCGCATCCTCGACAGCGCCGGTGCTGAACGACACGGTGACTCTTCCTGCGGTGACGGGTCCGTTCACGACGCTGCTGGGGAAGGTCCCGGTTCCGCCGTGGTCGGACCCTGTGAGCCACGGTTACGCGGGCGGCGCACAGTTGAAGGTGCTGCTGGCGTTCGTGGGTCTGTATGCAGCGCGCGTCTCCGGGAGCGGTTCGCTGGACGTGGACTACCTGTACTTCGTGCCTGCCGATGACCGGACTCTGATTGTCCGGTGGCCGTCGACGGACACGACGTACGCGATCGACGGCACCACCTCCGAGGGTGGGTCGGTGTATGCGCTGAACACGAGCGTGGACACGATCCAGACGATCGCTTCGCCGGCTGCGATCACGGGTGGGGGCGGGTTCCCGGAGTTGACTCCGGGGGCAACGAACCGGATCCATTTCCTGCGCAACGTGGACCCGACCGGTGTGACGGATCCGGTGACGGACACGACCACGATCCAGGCCTACTACTGGCCGCGCTGGCGTGAAGCTGTCCGACCGTAGGCGTACTCTGAACGTAAGTGTCCCGGCACGGTGGTAGCCGCCCGGGACTGACCGACCTACCGAGAGGCCGATATGACAAACGATAGCAACGATGAATCCAACGCCCGCGCGAAGGCTGCCCTCCAAGCGGCGGGTTACCGCGCCTGGCACCGTCCCGTCCCACCTGATGCATCATGGACCCGCCACGTCCATGACATCAACGACCCCGAGACTCGCGAGGCGCTCCGGGACTGGCTACGGTGCACCTGTCGCGAGACTCTGGACCCGGAGTGCCTGAAGCATGGCGAGGCTAAGTCATGAGCGCCAAGACTCTAGCGTCACCTGACAGGTACTACATCCCTGACGATGGCGGTCATGTCTACGACCGCTGGGGTGGATACCACATCGCCCGAGATCTCTGGGAACGGCGGACGTCCGAAGGCAGAGTCGACTGGGCGAACCACGACTTCCAGCTACGCGAGTTCGTCATAGAGGACGGGATCCCTGCGCAGTGGCGTCGCCGCCGAGCGGTGTGCTTGCGCTGCGGTGAGAAGCGGATGGTCGGTGGATCGATCAGGCCTGGCGACCGGACGCTGAATGCCGAGTGGTGTGTGCGGCCCACTCTCTGGCAGCGGCTGAAGGATGTGCTCAAGCCGTGAGCGAGTTCGCGCCGCCGCCGTTGCGACCAGACCAGTCACTCTTCTGGGTGATGGCGATCAGGAATGGCCAGCTCTACGCCGCGCCCCTGGGTACCCCGTACGACCTGGATGTGTCCGAGGCGTGGATCCGCGTGAACTCGACCGATGACCTGCGCGGATTCTTCGGGGCGGGAGCATGAGCGATGCAGACGTACGCCGTGAATTCCTGTGGGCCAGGTACGGCAAGCCTGAGAGGGCAGACGCAGCGACCGCACTGGAGACCCTTGGTGTCACCGACGTCAGGCCTGAGGATGTAGCGGCGTTCCTCTACCGCGACCGGGAATCCGCCGACGCATACGCCGCGGCTAATCTGGAAAATCAAGGCCTCACGGTCCTCGGCACCTACGAGGTTGGCAGCGGTGTCATCGGAGTCCTGGACCTGCGGCCTGAGATCGCCAGACTTGAAGATCATCTGCATCAGACCCGGGCGCGCGACCCGCACGACGGCGCATAACTCAACACTAGAAACCTACTCGAAAGCCCTGGCCTTACCGCCGGGGCTTTCGCATGTCTGGGGGTGCCGATGACCGCGCTCAACGTCAGCACCGTCCCCCTCGCCGTCCGCGTCTCGAACGCGCGCGTGGATCAGATGCTCACCGGCTACCTGCACGGCGACCTGCACTTCACCCAGACCGACCCTGGCGGCTACCGGGCCGCGTCTTTCGTGGTGTCGCAGAAGCTCGGGTTCCGCACCGACATGATCCAGCCGTACAGCCGGATCTACATCTACAACCAGCGCAACGGCGACACCGTCTTCGAAGGCGACGTCTCCCACCCCGGCAGAAGCGTCAGCGACGACGGAGCACTGCTCGAGGTCCAGGTCGAGGGCGGCGTCGAACGGCTCAACGACTGGTCCGGTCAGCGGATCTTCATTGACCGCGACATGACCGCCTGGACCCTGTCGAACCAGTCCACCAGAGGCGCACTGAGTGCTACCGGAGATGATCTCGGCGGGTCAGGCACCGATTCGTTGACGCTGTCGTTCCCGAACAGCTTCCACGTCGAGCCCAACTACCGCAGCGAAGTCATCTATAACCGGATCCGGGAAGCCGGTCAGGAACTCGGCCGCATCAACTTCTCCGGCGACTTCGGCCTCACCCACGCGAGCTGGCTCGCCCGACTGCTTGTGTCCCCACCCTCAACAGTGTCCCGCGCTGTCGCCGCCAACCTGGGAGGCTTCGGAGGTTCCGGTGCCGTCGTTGGTGGTGGTATCCCGACCGGCGCGAACGTGGCGTTCCTGCAGTTCATCTGGACCGGCATCGCGTCGAACACCGGCACCGCCGACACTGTGTGGGCGTCGCTGTTCGACCCGGTCGTAGTCGTTCGGCTGCACCTGAAGGATGGCTCGTTCAGGACCACCGGTTATGTCGATTGGCTCACTGCCGACCAGGTGTGGGAGGACATGCTCGGCGACGTCCTCGCGAGCACGTTCGACGGCTCCAACGCGTCCCTCGATCTGGGCACCGGCTACAACATCACCCAGCTCGCCTACCCGGACGGCACCACCGCCATGCAGGTAGCCGACGAGCTGATGAAGTTCGAACCCGGCTGCACCTATCTGGTCGGTGCCAGTAACCCGATCAACAACAAGTACTCGCTGACATGGATGGCACGCTCGGACGTTCCCCGGTACGAGTTCTCCACATGGTCCGACGAGTACGACGGCGGCGCACAATCCGTCGACCAGTACAACGAGGCCGTCACCCGGTGGCGTGCACCGACCGGTGAGGTCAGGTCCACCGTCACCACCCAGTCAGTTCCGGAGATGGCCGCGGCAGGCAGGACCAGACGGTTCTACCAGGACCTCACCGACACAGTCTCGAGCGACGCGAACGCGACCCAGGCGAACGCGACCGTGCTGAACGATCACCGGTTTCCGCTGAACGGCGGACAGGTCACTGTGTCCCGCCCTGTCGTGGACTTGTGGACGGGCCGCACGGTGCAGCCGTTCGAGATCCAGCCCGGCTACATCGCCCGCATCGTCGGCGTGAACCCGTCCAGGGACGCACTCAACAACTCGCCCCGCAACGGCTCGAGCCTGTGCCGCATCGTCACCACCGACTACAGCGCCGGCTCGCATTCGGCGTCGATCGCTCTCGACTCGGTGCCGTACTCGATGGCCCGCGCGATCAGGAACGCCAAGGTCAAGCCGCTCCCGCGATACCTGCGGAACCCATTCCTGTAAGGACAATAATGAACGGGGACACCATGGGACGCGTCTTTTTTTATGCACCTCATCCCGACGACGAGACGCTCTCTGCAGGTCTGGCACTGATCTACTACATCGCAGCCGGGTTTGATGTGCACCTGGTCTCCATGACGCTCGGAGACGCGCTCGGTGTGGCGAACACCCTCAACGGCGCGGCCAACGGAACCCCGCTGGTCTGCTCCACACCGAGCGATCACCCCTACATCCATAACCCAGTCCGGGAAGGGTACGCGCCGCTCACCGTTGAGGACATCGGTGTGGCCCGTACAGCTGAGGCAAGGTCGGCTCTGGGTGCGATGGCGATGATCCCACCCAACACGGGAGTCACCCCGGGCCAGGTGTTCCACCACGTAGTGGGTCTGCACGACGGCTTCGGCGCACCTGGGCAGGGTTCGTCCACGGCGCCGGTGACCCGTGAGGGGATCGACGCGGCGAAGGCGGCGATGCTGCCGTTCATCCAGGACTACCCGAACAGCTTCCACTACACGATGTCGCCCGCGGACCACCACCACGACCACGCGGCCTGCGGGATCGCGCTACGGGAGATCAAGGCAGAGAACCCGACCCTGCTCGGCGCACCGCGGTTCTTCGTGTCCAGGCTGTACTGGGCGAGCTCGCAGCCTGACGGCCACTACCAGCAGGACCTGCTGGACGAAGCTGCAGGGACTCTTGCCTGGTTCAACTACGCCGGCGCGAACTACGACCGGTACGTGGCGTGGCTGAAGAACCAGGTCCAGAAGGCGTACCGCCACTGGAACCCTGCAGCCGGCGCGTACGGGATCGGCTACCACCAGGTGACCTCGCAGTTCGCGTCCAACCTGGGACCGTCTGTCGTCGTCGGGAATCTCTGGCACGGCTGAAGGAGGTGTCTGGTGGACTCGCCCCGGCCCACCCGCAAGCAACTCGAATCCCGGATCGTAGACCTCGAGCGGCACATCGAAGCGCTCGACGTCGACCATGAGAACCGGATCGCGGCCATCGAGGCGGCGTGCCGTGCGTTCGCTGTCGTGTTCGCTCTGCCGCGCATCACTCCTGGGGAAGGTAGTTCCGATGCCGAAACTGCGCCGCTTGACTGAGGCGTTCCAACGCTGGGCGATCCGGCATTTACCCGCGAGTCTCGTCGCGAGGCCGGGTGAGTGGCTCATCGCGGTTCTGTGCGGCACGTCCGGTCTCGCGGTCATCACCCGCACCAGCCATTCACTCGCGCTCGAGAACGTGCTCCGCGACTGGGGGTACTACCTATGGGCGGGGTGCCTGATGGCCGGCTGCCTGTTCATGGTGTGCGGGCTGACCTCGATCCGATGGCTGCAGGCGCCGATCCGGTACGAACTAACCAGACCGGCCTGTTACAAGTTCGGGTTGCGGCTGCTCGGTCTCGGCTCGTTCACCTACGGCCTGGCGCTGCTGATCAATTCCGGCTGGAACGCGCTCTTCCCGGCCTGTCTCGCGGTGATCTTCGCGGGGTTCTGCACGATCCGCCTGCTGACGGTGGCGGTGCGACTGTGAAGCAGTTGCTCATCAACGCTCTCGTCACCTTCCTGCTCGGCGGCACCCTGTGGGCGGCCATCAAGTACTTCGTCGACCGGCGCGACAAGAAGCCTCAACGGCAGGTCGCGGCACAGACTGTCGGAGCGCAGATCGAAGCGGCAGCGCTCGGCAACCTGGAACGCCGCCTGAACGCGATGGAGCAGGCCCACGACCAGGAGATCCAGGCGCTCCAAGGCACGATCACGAACCTTCGCACCCGTGTCACCGAACTGGAGCGGCGCGCTACACAGGCGACGATCGCGGTCCGCTACATCCGCATCTTGCGGCAGTGGATCGACCAGCAGATCACCGACGCGACCGTGCACCCCCCGCCGGTCCCTGCAGGACTTGAGCTCGACGACTGAAACTGTCGGTGGTTGACGAGACAATGAAGTAGGTGACCCCCGCGCGCTGCGAACGCCGGGGGTCTGACGAACACCTACCGAGAGGTGCGCGCATGAGTGACCTTATAACCCGCTTCCTGGCCAAGACAGAGCCGGGGCCGGGTGACTGCTGGACGTGGATCGCACACAAGGATAAGGACGGCTACGCCAGGTTCCAGGTGAACCGGAAGGCGCGCCGTGCTTACCGCTGGTCCTACGAGTACCACATCGGCCCCATCCCGGACGGCTTGGTTCTCGACCACCTGTGCCGCAATCGCGCCTGCGTGAATCCCTGGCACCTGGAGCCAGTAACCAATCTCGTCAACATCCAGCGTGGAGAGCGCCCGAATCGCGAGGCCTGTATTCATGGCCACCCGTTGGATGAGGCAAATACCTACTGGCCAAAGAATCGCGGAGGTCAGCGGGTCCGCGCCTGTCGGGAGTGCAACCGACTAGCGGTTCGGCGCTATCGCGAGAAGCGATCACAGAGAGCGGTGAGTTGAAGATGGCGGGAACCCTCTGGATATCCGGCGCTGAACGGATTACACCGTCGTCGCCTGGTGGAACTCCGAGCTCTACCGAAGCCGCACGCCCACCGCGGGTTGTGTGGCACACCACTGAGGCACCGTCGGGTGACCCGAAGATGTTCCAGGCGATGATCAACGTCCTGAAGTCGAAGGGTGCGGAGCCGCAGGTTCTGTGGGATCCGCTGACGGACAGGCTCGGGCAGTTCATGCCACTGGACCACACCGGGCGGGCATTGAAGAACGATGGCTCCTATCGTTCGAACCGGATCGGGAAGGTCTGCATCCAGATCGAGGTCATCGGCTACTCGAAGACCCCATTCACCGGCTACTGGAAACCTGGCCCGAACTTCCGTGCGCTCATGGCGGCCATTCGGTCCTGGGGGATCCCGGACGTGTTCCCGATGGGCAACCCGCCCAAGTATCCGGGTGGCAGTGTCCGTGACCGCAACATCTGGCTCACCAAGGCTGGCCACTTCTGCCACGCCAACATCCCCGGCAACGACCACGGCGACCCGGGCGCGATCAGCGTCTCCGCGTTGTTCGCTGCCGCGCCCACCGCGCCGGCCAAACCGCCCGCGAAACCAGTCACCCCATCCACGGAGGACGAGATGTCTGCTAAGGACGTCGAAGACGGCATCGACAACTACATGCAGCGGTACTGGAGCAAGGGCGGTACGGGCGGCATCAACCGCGCTGAGGACGAGGCGTGGCAGAAGGCCATGCTCGACGGCCTCAACCGTCTCGCTGCCGCTGTCGAAGCGCTGAAGGGCCAGTGACCATGGCCACCGGTGACAATCTGAAGAACACCAAGGCGATCGCCGCTGCGGTCCTCGGCTTCATCGCACCGGGCGCTGCCTACCTGGCCGGCGTCTCGAGTGACGGGGTCTCGTCGCAGGAGTGGATCGCTGCCCTGCTGATCTGCATCGGCGGCGGCGCGGTCCTGGGCGGTGTCGTGCAGCGGGTCGAGAACAAGCCCAAGGACACCCCGTGACCGGCCTCCAGTTGCTGCTGCTGGTCCTGACTCTGGCAGCGGTCATCCTCGGCGTGGTAGCGACCATCACGAAGGAAGTGCGGTGGCTTGCTGCTGCTGTCACCTGCGTGGCGGGGTACCTGCTCGTGCTGGTACTCCACGGCCTGTAGATCGGCGTACGCTAGCAGCATGGACCAGCCAGTCTCCCACATCATCACGTGGGAGACCTGCGACGAGTACTTCTACGGCTGGGCTCCTCCGGGCGCGATCAGTGCCATGGACTTCACCATCGCCCGCATCTGTAACCGCCCCAAGGGTCACCCTCACGGGCACGACTACTGCCACGTCTACCCTGCCGGGTTCTTCCCGCTGCGGGAGAACAAGAGCGAGCGGCGGCGGCGGCTGATCAACGAGAAGAAGCAGGCTGCCTTCAGCAGGTAAGCCAAGTCAACGCCAAGCTATGCCAAGACTTGGCATAGAGCGCACCCCACCTCATGCCCCCGTTGCGGGCTGAGGTGGGGCGCTTTCCGCGTTCCCCGGCGCGAGTAGTGACCGACCGAGCGGTCACCAGTCCCCCACTGGGCTCCGGTGACTAGCCGAAGCATCAGGGAGAGCCAGGGACACGGAGCCTATGGGTTGCTCCCGTTGACTACCGGAGCGGTCGCCTGGAATGCCTCGATAGCATCCTCGATCAACTGCGCAACTCGCTGCGCTTCCACGACCTGCTTGCGCGCCTCCGACCGAAGCCCCAGCAGTCGCTGGTAGTCCACAGTCTTGGGGCTGAACAGCATCTGGTTCAGGTAGAGGGCCATCAGTTCGGCCTGAGCGTATCGGGCGTCGTAGAAGGCTTTCTTCGCGATATCCACTGCCTCTTCGGCGGGGATCGCCTTCAGGCGCGGCTCTGGTGCAGCGCGTAGGATGTGGTGACGGTCATCGGTCATCCCTTGCTCCGCTCTAGCATCGGCGCGTACCGGACAACCCGGTCATGTATCGCCCACAACCTGTCCTTCTCGGCACTGGAACAACCGGAAGCGTTGAGGATGTCAGCCATCGCCTGCGCCGAGTCCTCGTCCACGTACCGGCTGGTCATGAGGTGGTAGAACGGCTGCCCGGTATCCAGGACAGCCCACCTGCCGTGCTCGTCCATACGAGGCTGGAACCTCACGGCAACCTCTTCCCAGTCGGCCAAGCGCAGCTAGGCGAGACGCCGTAGTCGAGGAAGCCGCGAGACGACAGGCGCTCAACCTTTGCGTAGGCGAGCTTCCGAGGGACGCCCTCCTCAATGAGAGCCTGCACGACTCCCGGGAACTGGAGGGGGTTATCCCGCCACGCCTGCGCAAGGTCGATCACATGTTGATCGGCGATGTCGGAGGACTTCACGATTCCTCCTTCGGGACCCGCACGAAGAACGACCCGGTATCCACCAACCGAGTAGCCGGCGCAACATCCACACCGATGCGCCGAAGCCACTCTTCGATGCCTGTCCACTGCTCGGTGGTGGCGGCGATGGTGAACTTGGTTCCTTCGGCGGCGAAGTCGTTGATGCCCGCTGACCTCAGGTACTGCTGCAGCTGGTGGGCTTGGAGCACGCTGCCGACGACAACCTCACGGCGCTCGGTCATGATTCGCTCACCTCGGACAGTTCCTGGAACCGCTGGTGGAGACGCTTCAGTCGCGCAACCGCGTCATCAGACCAGCCGTACATGACCTGAAGCTGCGGGTAGGAGTCGCTATCCTCGTCCTCCCAGCCGCACACGATGCCGTAGATCCACGCGAAGTCAGCGGCCTCCGACCAGTCCTGCGACGAGAAGGCGAGCGCGGACTCAAGCGACTTGAGCGGGTTCTCTTCGGCGTTCCGCATCGGGATCTGATTTGCGATGATGTTGTGCGTCATCCCGGCTGCTCCTTCGTCAGGTCGTTCCACCGTTGCACAACCTCAGGGAAGTACTGCTCCATCGCAGCCTCGGACTCGGTCCACTCCTCGCCATCGGACCAACCAACCCATTCGTTGTTGATCAGACGCCAATGGCTGCCGTCGTCGGCTGTCACACTCGGATGCTGTTCGGTCATGTCTGCTCCTCGGGTCCGGGAACCTCAACGATGGAGTAGCCGTGTCCGTCACTCGGTCCGTCGCGGAACGCTTCCGCAGCCTCGCGGGTACCGAAGACCTTGATGACGGTTCCGGGCGGGTCCAGCCAGTCCGCATCGAACACGACATACCGAGTTGCATCGCTCATCCCTCTACCCCCTGTCGCTCAACCAGCCACTCAGGGAAATCCGGGCGGTCACGGTACCGATCAGCCATGTCATGCACGATCAACCCAGCATCGACAGCGCGGACCAACCCGTTGAGCGGCCCGCCTTCCTCGTGCTCTGATGAGATCTGCATGCAACGCCGCAGGATCTTCCGGTCGGCCGCGATCCGGGCCAGCACCGAAGCGGGCTCATGCAGGGCGAAGTGCGCGCGAGCTTCGGGATCCGACAGTGTTCGCGGGTAGCCGTCCTCGGATGCGACGGTGTGCCGCGAGTGACCGAACGTCTCCGGGTGGCGTTCGCCGCCCATGACCACGACCTCGCCGAGCGGCTTGACCGCCTTCGCTATCCGCTCTTCCTCATCCCAGATTGCAGTCAGCCACGCTGCCAGATCCTCTACCACTGTCTTGCTATCGGTCACGGCTGGGCCTGCCGATCAGCAAGGTAGAGCTCGTGGGTCCGCCGCAGGTTCCGGTTAGCGAGGATGCGCACGAATGCGGCGCGCTTCACGTCCGGGGTTGCGAGCATCAGTCCGTCACGATTCAGGCCGCCGATGACCGGGTACGCCATGACCATTCGCAGCTGGTAGGTGCTGTCGAAGTCGTCAGGGTTCAGCTCGTCCGTCTGCTTGCTATCGTTCATTCCGGGTCGACCCCTCGCGCCGCCAGTTGCGCCAGCGCCGCAGCCTCCAGGGACTCCAGGCGCGTGCGGTTCTTCTCCCGCGTCGGGTACTCCTCGATCTGCTCCAGACCGCTGCGCGCTTCCGCGAGGATGCCTTGCAACTCCTGGTCCGTGAACAGCGGGTTGAACTCCGGGGTGTCGTCGCCGTACACCCATTCGGTCTCGAACCGGTAGGCGACGTTCAGGATGCTCATGTCGGCCTTGCGGTCGTAGTACGCGGCCTTGTAGAAGATGCCCACGCGGTCGATGCCGCGCTCGTCCACGATCACCGAGTGCATGCTGTGGTCTGTGCCCTTACGGCTCCAGCCTGCTGGCAGGGTCGCCTCACGGAACAGCGGGTCACCCGAGACGGGCTCGCCGAAGGTGAACCCCAGCGCCTCGAACTCGGCATCACGTCCGCGTGTGTCGGTCGGGAGCGTGGTGGAGGCCAGTACCTGAGCCTGTCCCTGCCGCTCCTGCCCTTCGATGTCCAGCGAAGCCAGCAGCCTGATCTCTGCGGGGTCGGCAGCGGTGTTGTGCGGGCTTGCAATACGATCGTTCATGTCGGACTCCAATCCAGTCTGACTCTTGTGCCTCAGCCCCCGACAGGGCTGGGGCACACTTTTTGTTTGTGGGGGTGACTCCGAGCGGAGACCCGCAGCCACCTACCGACAGCGTAATGCTAGCGGGCGATCTCCACAGACCGGGTCACGACAGGACCCACTGAACAGCGGTGTAGGACTCCAGCACAATCTTGGCGGCACGGCGATACCGGAGCAGGGTGTCCAGGTTGCCGTCTTCCCACTCACCGACCTCGTTGTCTGCGAACAGCGCATGCGCTGCCGCCTCGATCTCCAGCGCGGACGGTGTGCGCCACTCTTGGTCCGCCGCCTTGTATCCGGTCTCCCAGCCTTCCTCGAAGGCTCCCTGCGTGGTCGAGAACTCCAGCACCTGGTCCTCAGCTTCGAGTTCGGCAACGAGTGCCTGGTAGGCCTGGTTCGCTCTAGCGTTCAGCGTGCTCATCACAGTCCCGCCTTCGTCACGCCGTACACAGCCTGCTTGTGGGTGAAGCCCTCACCAGCGTCCGACTCGAGCTGGCGGATCAGACCCGACCGGGAGAAGTGCGACATCTTCAAGTAGGACTCCGCCGACTTCGCTGCCTGCTCGTTCCAGTTCACCTTCACGTGGTCCACGGCGAACGTCGCATCCGCCACCGAGAACCCCTCGCCCGCATCCGACGACAGCTGCCGGATCAGACCCTTGCGGCTGAATGCCGTGAACGACAGGTACGACTCGGCTGAGCCGATCGCCTGCACCTGGGACGCTGTCATCGGCGGCGCCGGCTTGTGCGTCACCTTCGGGGAAGGCTGCGTGGTGGGTTTGGCGGCAGACGGCTTGGTCGTCGGCGTGGGACCGTTGTCGACCGGCGTACCCGCCTGGGACGTCACGGTCACCGGCGCCTTCGCGTCCTGGCTTGACAGTGCGCCCCCCACGAGTGCCGTGCAGCCGGCCATCACGGCGATGATGCCGACGAACACGCCGAGGATGATGTTGCGGACGGTGTGCTTCTTCGGCGGCTTGGGTGCCTGGTGCTGACCGCCCTGCCACAACGGGCTGTTGCCGACCACGCTGTCTGGCGGTACCGGGTCGCCGGGTCGGTAGGTGTTGCGGTCTGGCTGGCCGTAGTCACTCATGATTGGGTCTCCCCCTGTCTGGTGGGAGGTCCTGCCGCTCTCCTGCCGCTCCGACATGAGAAGGATTCCTCCCGAACTTGTGGTCTGAGCGTGAAACCTGGGCTCATTCGGGTCCTCGCCTAGAGGGTGGATCTTCTCCGGCATGGAAGTCTGAGTCGCAGGTCAGAGGCTCTTACGGGTTCAACATAGCATCAAACGGGTTCATTTGGGAACACCTGGGTGAGCCTGAGGTTGTTGCTCGTGCCGCTCCAGTGCCGCTCGGGCCTGATCGAACCTGGCCTCGGTGGCATGGGTGTACCGCTCGGTCGACCGCAACGACTTGTGCCCCATCAGCGCGGCGATCTGGGTAGCCGGCACACCCGCCTCCGCGAGCCATGACCCGAACGTGTGACGCAGATCGTGCGGCGTCGGTTGCGGCTCCGCGAGCCGCGCCTTCTGAACGGCAGGCTTCCACACGTCGTCCAGCCAGTGCGGGTAGTGCAGCCGCTTCCCGCCAGGCGTCCCCTGCCGCTTGCGGGACGTGAACACCAGCTCGTCATTCGGCTCGGGGATCGCCCGCGAAAGCTGAACGACCAGCGACTCGGTCAGGGGAACCACCCTCACTCCCGCCGGAGTCTTCGGAGCTTTGTCTCCGCCCTTGCGGGGAAGCACGGTGACGATGTTGATCCGCTTCCGCAGCAGGTCGACCCGGAACCTGCGCAGCCCACACGCCTCCTGGAACCGCAGCCCGCAGTACAGCAGCAGCTCCACGAACAGCCGGTCATGGTCGGAGAACTGCGCAAGCAGATGGTCCGCCTCGTCGCGGGTGAGGATGCGGTCCACGTGCGGCGCGGCAGCCTTCGCCTTGACGCCATTGGTGGGGTCGGCAGCCAGCAGTCGGTGCTTCACCGCGGCCCGCAGCATCTGCCCCAGCGTCCGCAGGCAGGCGTTCACCGTAGGTGCGCCGACAGGTACGGACTCGAGCTCGGTGACCCAAGCCTCCACGTCCCACGCCTGGATCGTGGCCAGCGGCCAGGACCCGAACTTGGGTTCGATGTGTTTGCGCCACTGCGAATCCAGCCGTGTCTGGGTGGACAGCTCCACTCGCCGGGTCGTCTCCCACTTCACCCGCCATTCGGCCAGCGTGATCTTCCCGGCGTTCGGGTTGACCCACTCCCCGCGACGGATCTTGGCTTCCTCGTCGGATGCCCAGGTCTGCACGACCTTCTTCAACGGGTCGGACCTGGAGAACCGGGCGCCGGACGGATGACGGACCGTGGCCTGCCACAGACCGGACTTGAGTTTGCGGACGTGCGCCATCAGCAGGCCTCGACCAGCAGCAGACCGATAGCGATGAGTTCGCGATCCATTCCCGGATCGGTCCACCAGTCACCGGTCAGGGTTCGGCACGGGCACCCTCGACGGCCAGTATCCGCAGCATCCTCCGCGCTCCTGCGGACAGCGCCGGCCAAGCAGTGATGATCGCAGCCAAGTCTTGATCCTCTACCGGCAGCGGCTCCAGTCCACGCAGTATCCGGTCGATCGATCCCGGACGCCATCCCAGCGCCCGCTCGAGAGCTGTCAGCGTGGTCGGGTCGTACGAGGTCTTGCGCCCGTTCTCGATGCTGTCCAGCGTCGAGGTCGACAACCCGGAGACCGTCGACAGCTGGGTGATGCTGTAGCCGAGGACAGCGCGCGAGGTCTTGACGCGCTCCCCCAGTCTGTCCCACCCGGTCGTCACGATGGTGAGCGTTTCGGCAAGTGAGGTCTGCCGAGTTCTCCCCACGCAGATCGTGGCGAATCTTGGCGGGACTGTCACACACGATCAGCCACGCTCCCTACAGGCGTCAACGCCGGGGAACTGCCGCAGTTCGAGCACCGATGCAGCGGCACCAGCACCGGACGGATCGGCTGCTCCAGCCCCCGATCCCTGTACCCCTCGTCGTACCCCTCTTCCAGCCCCCTGTTGTGGGCGACCTTGTAGATCTCGTCCGCGGCCAGGTTCTTCGTCTCCAGCCGCTTGTAACAGATCACGACCGCACCGAGAACGACGGCGGCGATGCCGATCCGGTCGGGCTGGACATGATCCACACTCCCCCAGGCCAGGCCACCAACCCCCAATCCGAACAACGTCGTCCCGATGATCCCCAGCAATGTCGGTTTGCGTCGTTTCACAACCCAGTCCCTCCCGAACAGGTTGAACCACACATGCGCCCCTCGCGAGCCGCGAGGTACAGCGCCTTTATCGTTCGAAACGGCGGAATTGTTACTCATTGTCATATCTCGTTTCGGTCACGATGCGTGTCGGTCGTTGTCATGTCGCACTACGAACGCGCCTCTGGAAAGGGTCTTGTCCCTCGAACAGCTCGAGAGTGACCCTGATCAGGTCAGGGTCCGCGCCGGAGTTGCGGATCCGCCGGGTGTCGCCGTTGCCGATGTAGACCAGCCAGTCCGCCGGCAGCCCGAGCTTGCCGCCCATGGCGCGAAGCATCGTGTCGGCCACATCCTCGGATCCGGCCTTGATGCGTTTGATCGTCGGCAGGCTGGGGCTGCCGGGTCTCGCGCCGACCGATCGGGCGCTCATGCCCTGTCGGGCGATCTCGTCGGTGACGAATCGGGCGATGCGGGCGCGTCCGTGTCTGTCGATCATGTTGATGATCATCGCAGACCACCCCGGATCATCTCGGTTCATTCGGGTTCATGTCAGCCACGGTAACCGCCTAGTCACGATCCCGCAATAGCCTCTTTGAACCCACTGGACCCCGAAATAGACCGCTTAGAGCCTTGCGCCAGAGCAAGCACGGGGAGTAACGTCTGTGCTGTGAACCCAAATGAGCCCACAAGATCCCACGGGTGGTTACTCAAGCAGGGTCCCAAGCCCGCCAAGGTCCCTTGCCTGCCGCGCCTAGCGCTGGCACTCATGGTTCTTGCCGGCCTACTGACAGGACTGGTGATCCGGTGACGAAGCCGAAAGAGATGACCGCGGAGAAGCGACTGCTGACCGTTCGGGAAGCGGCTGCGGTCCTGGGCTTCAAGACTCCGGCCCCGGTCTACAAGCTCATCGCAGACGGCGAACTGCCCACCGTGAGTCTCCCGGTCCGCGGCGGTACTCGCGTCGATGAGAAGGACCTCGACGTCTTCATCGAACGGCGCAAGCGCGTCGCCTAGAACACCGGGCGGTTGCCGGCCTGAGTCCATCCCCCCGACTCCCGGCATCCGCCCGGTCTCCAACTTCACAGCAAACAGAAGCGGCCCTCGCTGCCAGCCAAGACAGAACGAGGGCCACCTACTAAGGGGTCAGTCTAATGGACGCAGTACTGAGGGTCATCGGGATCGTGGGGGCGGCGTGGTTGCTGCTGTCGATCCTGCTCGCAGTCGCATGGGCGCTGGGTGGGAAGCGGATCTTCCGCAGGCCACCGCAGCCACCGCAGTTGGTGATCAACACAACGCTGTCGCCTGAGCAGGCAGCCGCCGACGTGATCGCGCAGTTCAAGCGCGCGAACAAGATGCGGGGCGATCTGTGATGGCCGCCGGCGCGGCGATCGCGGGGCTGGCGCTTCTGGTCCTGACGGGTCAAGGCTGCCAGGACCAGGCGACACCGGCCTCGATGATGGACGGCGCGCACAACATCACGAAGTCCATGCGCGGCTTCTGGGACTCTCCCGGTGGCGCGGGGTGTAACTGGCGCAAGTTCGACCGGTTCGGCAACCCGACCGGCCACGGCGGTGGGTCCCGTTCGCAGACGGTGCTACTGGTCTCGTCCGATGTGGGCGGCAAGTTCAAGTCGGATCGGTGCAAGCTGTGGAGCCCGAAGTGAACCCGCCGTACGCGGTAGCCGGCACCGAGGTCGAGGTCGGCATGACGATCATCCTCGAGCCGGACGGTTCTCCGTTCGTGGTGGCGGAACTGAAGCCTGCGGGCGGCGCGGTGAACTGGCGGTATGCGTTCAGCGCGACCGGCAACGAGGGCCTGCTCCACCTGAAGTCGTGGTACGCGGCGGTGGACTCATGAGCATCCAGTGGAGCGCCAAGTCCGACAACGACGGCTACGGCGAGACCGTAGGTCGCCTCTACCGCGGCGAGCGAGCCCACTCCTTGCTCGCGGTCATGAAGCTCACCGGTGGTTCCGAGCTGCTGATGACTCCCGCCGAACTGCGCGAACTCGCCAGCGTCGCGAACCTTCTCGCCCGCCAGATCGAGGCAGACAAATGATGGCCACCGAAGAGTGCCACTCCGCGACGATGGCGTGGATCGAGGACATTGTTGCCCTCCACCCCGAACTGTGGGACCACGTCTACGAGTACGCCACTGAGAATGGCCGCCTGTGGGTGCTGGTCGAAGGCACTGACTTCGAGGTGCTGGCGTGGCGTGCCGCTGTCGGTGGCCGGATCATGCGGTCGCAGGTCGTCAACGGCGTCTGGAGCAAGGAAGTACTGGGGATCCGGGTGCACGTACGCGTGACGGATCGGGGTGAGCGATGACGATCCAGCCGCTGACCATCACGGTCACAGAGGTTGCCGAGGACACCGAGTGGGATATCGCCTGCGAGCGCATCTCGCGACCTAGGGTTGCCCACACCCATCCCTGCCAGGGATCGGGGCGCGCCGAATGGTCGCTGTGGCTCAGCTGCGGATGCTCTCCGGTCTACGTCCTCTACTGCACGGCGTGCAGGGATGCCGTCCTGTCTGCAACGGGCATCCACTGCGACGTATGTGAGTTCACGTTCAGCCCCGGCTCGACCGCCTACTGCTTGGTTGAGCCGCTGAGCAGGCGGGTGTCCTCGTGAACTGCATCTGTGGCGCCACGTCCGCTGGTCTCGTCACGTCTCGTCCCCTCGCCGGCACCGACCACTTCGCCTCAGCCCCGGTGTGTTCCCTGCCTGCGTGTGTGGACGAGGCCACCAAGTGGGTGACGAGAGTGACGTTCGGCAAGCCCGCGTTCCACGTACTCAACGAGGTGGCGTCATGAAGATCACCGACGAAGCCGTGCGGGCTGCGGCGAAGGCGTGGACCGACGCGTACTACAACAGCGACAGCGGTGACTGGATGCGCGCGGCGCTCACTGCTGCGCTGCCCCACCTGACCGATGACGGGGCGGCGGATACGCCCCCAGCCGACCTCGCAGGTATTGGCGCACCTTCGGCTGCCGAGAGTGCGACTACTACTGCCGCCCCGTCATCGCCCCACTTGTACAACGAAGAGATCTACAGCCGAGTGCATCACTTCATGCGCGGTTGGGACCGGGGCGAGGTCATCTCGGCGTCAGTGACTGCGGGCGAGGGGCAAGCGCTGCTCACCTACTCCGATCTCGGCGAGTTGCTGTACGCCTTCAAGGGCGAGGGGCGTGCGTCATGACCGGCGTGTTCCGGACAGCCATCGCAGTCGCAGCTGTCGCTGGCCTCTGGATGCTATGGCGTACGGGGAGCTGGCGCTGATGCATGCACGCCTCGGTTTGAAGGCTCGATGGTTCTGCAAGGGATGCACCACACGCCGCTACCAAGGCCGCTTCCCCTGCACCGAATGCTGCGGCTGGACCGCATCCGCCGGCAAGGTCGCGCGCGGTGTCCTCACCGCACACGGCCAGCTGAACGCCAGGTGCCTCCCATGATGCGCAGGTTCGTCCTCGTTCGAAGCAAGGACGTCACCGGCAGGAGCGGCCTCGGCATCATCGCCGAAGGGTGCGCCTGGACAGGCGGTTCGGCGCACCTGCACTGGATGACGGACTGGGAAACGTTCGTCCACTGGCCTGGCGGGGTCGACGCGATCCTCGCCGTACATGGGCACGAAGGTTCGACCATCGTCCGCTGGCTGGACGAGCACCCACTGACCACTTTCGACCGGGAGGACCGGGGATGAACATGATGCGAGGGGTCCCAGAGCCCGAAGGACCGGGGATCGGATTCAAGATCTGGTTCGCGTTCTGTGCACTGCTCGGGCTGGGCATGACGGGCGTTGTGGTCTGGCTGATCATCGCCGCCATCCACTGGCTGGGGAGGCACTGATGACTTCGGCGCCGATCAAACTCAGCAGAGACCGCTTCAAAGCGGCACGCAAGGGTGAGCCCTACGACCCGCCCAACGTCCACGCCGACCGCCTGCTGGCGATCCTGCAACCAGCAGCAGCCAGCGACCCCGCGCCGGACTCTGCGGCCTTCCGGAAGTACGTCACGGACTCGTTCGCCGATCGGTTCCTCAGCCTTTGCGCGGCCCACCCTGTGCGTGCGAGGCGACCATGATCGGCCAGTTGATGAAGGTCGCCTACGAGGTCGTTGCTGTCGGCTTCATCGTGCTGGTCATCCTCACCGTCCCGAAGGCCCGTGCTCGTGGCAAACGTCTGTTCGTGGACGAACCCACCGCACGCATCAAGGGGCTCTCTGCCGACACCCGCATGGATCACAGTCAGGACGCGCTATGAGGGAGCGCCTGCACTGCCTGCGCGCTGCGTTCCGTCGCCTGTTCCTGCTCGACCCGTCACCTGAGCCTGACCTCAGACGTGGTCACCCCTGCCGCGTTCCGTCATTGGATCGCCGGCTCCAAGCATCCCGACGCATGCCGTGTCGGGTGTCAGTGCAGACCTGATCGGAGGTGAGTTCAGATGACCGTCAACCGTAGCTGGGAGTGGCTTGTCACCCCGTGATCTGAACTAACCATCCATCGCCCGCCCGGTCCCTCTGGGGATGACCGGGCCTCACATCAACCGACAGGGGAGGAACCCGATGAGCGACTGGAAGATCGAAGTAGTCAAGGCGAACCCGGACAGCATCGGGACCCATGACCTGCTGGTCAGCTTCCTTGAGTGTGACCGTGCGTGGAAGCGGCTCTCCAAGCCCGCCCGAGCCGCCGTAGAGGCCGCGTACCCGGACGGCGTGGTGTCGGCCCACTACAACACCATGGACGCCTTAGAGCGCCATGGGTTCATGGACGAGGGGGCGCGCCTGACTCCCGCTGGTCGCGAGGTTGTCCGCTGGATCGTGCGCCCATGAGTGAGCACACGTGGCTAGGCCACCGCGACCTCTGCCCTATCGCCTGGGGAGAACCCTGCGACTGCCCTTGCAGCAAACCCACCTGTCCCGGTGTCGACCGTTGCCAAGACCCCGAATGCCCCGTGCTGGACCTGTTCAACACCACTGAATGAGGGAGGGGAAACCCCGTGAGCCAAATGAAACGCTCGAAGCTGGCGGTCACTGACGCTGCGGCGAGGCTACGCGCCGGCGAAAGCCTGAAAGTGGTTGCCGCCGAGGCGGAGATCTCCACCCACACACTCTTGGACAGGCTGAGTAAGGCCGGGTTCTCAGGCAACGGTGAGAACAACTCGGTCGAGCAGCGCCACGAACTGAAGACCTACCTGTCGTCGGCGTTGCTCACATGGCTGGAACCGTGGATGGCTGACGCGGTCTGCGCACAGACGGACCCGGATGCTTTCTTCCCCGAGAAGGGCGGTAGCACCGCTGAGGCTAAGCGTGTCTGCCTGGGGTGCCCGGTACGGGAGACCTGTCTTGAGTGGGCTCTGGCCAGTGGCGAACGCTTCGGCATCTTCGGCGGCAAGTCGGAGCGTGAGCGGCGCAAGATTGCGCAGCAGCGTAAGGAAGCGGCATGACCGTGACGGATGAGTACGGGTGCGCGACGGCCGCAATCAGCAGCGACGACATGCTCGCCGCTGGCATCTCGTACCGCCAGCTCGACTACTGGTGCAGCAAGGGATACCTGCGTCCCGATTCGGCCTCACCGGGTTCGGGGTATGCCCGCAGGTTCCCACCTGAAGAGCGTGAAATCGCCCGCTTGATGGTCGTCCTCACCAAGGCTGGCCTCGAACCGAAAGCCGCTGCCCGCGCAGCCCGCGAAGGCGTCGAAAACGATCAACCCTACGGAACCCTGAATGACTCGGTCGCCGTCTTCTGGACCGCCGCTGACCTCGACTGCATCGGAGAAATTTCATGAGCCTCAGTACCCGCAAGCCGACCGGCAAGCCGCCGTGGCCGATCCTGCTGCTGGCCGGCTCCGAGAAGGCAGGCAAGACCTACTCCGCCGCCGAAGCATCCGGATCAGATCTCGTCGGCCGCACCCTGTGGTTCGGCGTCGGCGAGGATGACCCGGACGAGTACGCGCCGCTTGGACGGTTCGAGATCGTC